CTACCTGCTTCGCCGGTCTTAGCAGTACCAAGGATAGCACCCAAGATTAGACGGTCATACTGACGACCAGCCGCCATAACAGCGTTCTGTACGTAAGCACTCGAAGGATCAGTAATCAGACGGAGTTTGTCGAATTCATCAATCAACTGCGGAAGATCGAAGTCCGAAGGATATACCCAGCGACGATCAGTGGGGGCATCAACGCGAGTCATCGGGTTGAAACGGCCAGTAACGGGCTGCATTTCAATCGAACCAAACTGGTCAACAGGCGAAGCGGCTTTGCCAACGTGCGTACCACGAGCGACAGTGCCAGAAAGTTTAGAACCCTTCTGCTGAAGCAGAAGTGCGATATTCGTACTATATTGCTGTACGAAATGGGTAGGCAGATTTGCAGACATGTAAATGTCTCCTATAGAGTTAAGATAGAATTCGCAGCCCTTTTAGGCGGTTGCGTTCCTAGCGAGTCCTCTATAAGAGGGGCTTAAAGGAAGCGTTAGTAAGTATCTGGTCGGGACTTTGGCCTTCCCCGTTTCTTTGGGGTTGGTTCAAGAGAATCCGTCCTACTTTCCGGCGTTTCCACTAAAACAATTTCACTGTACAGCATTTTCGCACAATTTACAACACCCTCATATCTGTTACTGACTGTAGGCGAAGTGAGCACTAACCCCAACTTCATACACTCCAGCATTATTTCCTTGTTTTCCATCATATGTTCATAAACCCAGGGTAGGCCATAGCCTGTAGTCTGGTCATCTCAGCCCTTGCTTCAGCGTTTCCTGCGAGGTACTTGGCTGTCCAGTCCTTATCTCCTTGGAGGACGGAAATCTTTGATACGGCTTGAGCAGGAGTCAGTGCGCCATTAAATGAAGTCGAACTGTCTCCAGAGACAAAACCAGACTCGCCTAGCTTCTCTCCAATACTTGCCATCATCTTCATTACGCCATCGTATCCGAGGGCAGATTGAAGGGCGTCCACCTTCTCAGGCGTGAATCCCATAGAGGTAGCGGCATTCTTGGCGATAGACATTTGCTTATCGTAAGCCTCACCCCATTCGTGCTTTAGGGATGCTTCTTGGTCTTTAGCCTGTTGCTGCTGTGCTCCCTGCTGTTGGACAGACAGTTCTGCCCCGAACTGGTTATTCCACTCAGCAAGGGCTTTCCCCTGCTTTGATGTCAGTCCGAGTTCATGGAATTTGGCTTTTGCTGCGTCTGCAAACGAGGAATCTACTCCGTCTGGAATAGGAATATCGTATCCTTTTGACTCAGCAGGGCGACCCAATTTGTTATAAAACTGGTCGAGTTCTACCTTGTCAGCCTTATCAAAATCAGGGAGTCTGAGCAACTTATCTGCTGGCGCACCGACAAATTTTTGCGTATCACGGAATCCCTTTACCAATGCTGGTAAAGCCTCTTTCTCACTAAGTTTTGTCAGACCACGCGCATCAAGCCATCCAACAGTCTCTTGGTCAAATCCAGAATGCCAACTATCAGCAACAGGCGCAACAACTTCTCCGGTAGCGCCAGATGCAGCGCCGAATCCGCTATCAGCGGGGGCAGTATTGGTTTCCATTTATCTATCCTTTACGTGAGTAGAGCGCCCAAAGGTCTTCTTCGGACAGGTTTAAGTGCTGCTGGAGTCGTAACCATACTTCTCTCCTGCCCTCCAGTACGGCATGAGTTCGTTCATTAGTGTGGAAAGTAGATTGATTCGCCCGACAAAACTTGGCTAGATCAGCAAGGATAATCTTTACGTCCTCACTGTCTTTGTCGAATAACCGCTTATAAGCGCGTCTTCGGTTAAGAAGATACGCCATTAACTCCTGTATAGAGTTCATCGCGTTCCTGTGGCTTTAATCATCCCTGCCATAGCTGGAGCAGCCTCAAGCATCTGTTGTTGAGCCGCCTGTTGCTGTCGGCCTTCTCTCTTGGCATCCACGGCTTCTTGAGAATTCATCCACGAAGCAGGCATTCCTTGAGATTCAGCCAAATCCGGCATCATCGTATCGACGTTGAACCAGTCCAGACTCGATGGGTCTTGTGTTTGGGCTGCGATTTCAGAGGCGTACTGGAACATTCTCAAGCCTCCGGCAGCAGATTCAGCCTTCTGCATACGTGAAATAGGTGAATCGTACTCAATCTTGTACCCAACGCCTGCTTCCTGCATGGCCGGAGTCGGAGGAGGGAACAATCCTTGCGCTATAGAGAGGGAAACTTCTCTTTCTATCATCGGGCCTTGGGCTTCTGACTGTTGCCTACCCATAACCGGAGCAATTAGAGCCGCTTTCTCTCTAGCCCTCTCCAAAACCTCAGTTGCAGTCATGGCCGGAGTCTCTACGAGTATCTGGAACAGCGTAATCAGGAAAGCATCATTGATTACTACCCGTTCGTCTTCCATCATGTCTCTAGCAATGGAGATATTCCCAACGGGAAGGGCTTGAATCAACGCCCGACCTTCTGCACTGACACCACCGTAGTTCAAAGCGCCCGGCTGAAGCGAGAAAGTGTCCAAAACACCATCATCGTGAGCCAAAAGGACGGGGTCTACTGTCCTGTGTCCCTGTTTAAGTACGGTTTTCTTCTGTTCGTTGAGTGTCTTTATCGCCGGAAGAACTTGCATAGCCGGTGATCTACCGTAAGTCTCGCCTGGAATCGTTACATAGCGAGAAACAATATAGGGCATGGTTCTATAACCGCCCTCTTTCAGTATCGTCTTTGTCTTTGAGCAAATATAAGTAGATTCAAACGCCATCGACTTGTAATCTACTCGTCTTGGGTCTTTATCGTTGTTAGGCCGAACACAATGGACTACCTCGTAATCCTTGTCTTGGCCTTTGTCGTACTCTTTATAGACTTCTTCAGGGCAGTCTTTACCGAACTGCTGAAGTAGCTGTCGGCCTTTCATCGTAAAAACACGATAGACCGTATCAATGACGCCTTGATGGTTCTCTGCAAAGAAGATTTCTGCAAGGTGAATCGCCCGATACCTGAATCCAGGCTGTCCCTGTAGCTCATCAACAAACAAGCAGCCCGTCCCGAAAGCGCCGAGGCTCATGTAAATCTCATGCTGTTGGGAGGCGTAATTAGCTTTAGGGCCGTAGCGGTATCTAAACAGAGTCTTATTGGCTTCTTCAAACCACAACTTTGTCTGATAGTCCTTGCGTAAATCGCTATTCGTAGGGATTATGTTGTGCCACGTCTGCTGTCTAGGAGTAAGGATAGACTCCATCACTGAAGCAAAGCGAGTTAAAGCACTCGGAGCCGTAGCGTCAAACAGTTTTTCTGCCTTCTTCTGGCCTGGAGTAATAACACCCCGACTGGTGAATAAGTCAGAATAGGACGGCAGGATGAGTTCTGCTATCTCTGTCCAGTGCGACTCCCAATTAGCCCTGTCGCCTCTGGCAGACTCTACCTTGCGTAGAATATCCTGAACATAGTCATCTTTGTTCACGTTACGAGCCTAGAAGTTTCTTCTTGGCCGAAACAACGTCCTTGTCTTCTTCTTCAGGATTCGTAAGGACTGTCGAAGCGCGACCACCAGAAGCGGCACGTATTCTCTGTTCTATTTCAGCGTCTTTAACAGCTTGCGAGGTATCTACTGGAGGAGGAGGAGGAGGAGGCACTCTAGGTATTCTACCGCCTAATAACTTTCCCATTTGACAATCTCCGTAAGTGAGTGCTCACTATACTATCACCCAAATATGGAATAATCAACATTCTCAGCAATACGTACCCTACGATTGGCTCTGCTGTGCTTTACATTCACCCTCGCTACCGCTTTGGAAAATGTATGACACAAGGCTTCAAACACGTCAGGAGAGGACAATCCCCTCTTTTTCATCTCATCTTTCCTCTCTAACTGCATATGGTTCTCTGACACCGTGTAACGGTAGTGTATCCCGCAAGCGTCCTTCTTCAACTGAATGTCATCAGGGAGACAACCTATGGCTAACCACTCCCTCGTTCTGTCCCACATCTCAACCCGTTTGTTCAGATATTTGTTCTTGTCGTCAGCAGAAGACCCCGCCTGAACCTCAATGACTTTGTATCTCATGGCCTTCAACTGGTCTACGACGCCACCGCCTACCCCCACGCCATCAACGAAGATAGCCTCTGGATTGTACTTATCCGCGTAGAACGCAATAGCGTTAGTCAGTTCAACCGTATCAACACCTTTGAACTTCAGCCAAGGAATCGACCTTGCATCCCTCCCTTTCCTGAAACAGATAACAGACTGGTCATCACCGAACCGAGCCACATCGACTCCCATAACCAGAGGAGCGCCAGGGTCATCATAGAGTTCCCGACCAATAGCGGAATCCATTAGGTTAGGACTAATAAACTGGTCTTCCCCCGTAGAAGGAAACTCGCCATAAACCTCAACCTTGGCCTGTCTGGAATCTACGCCGTGTTCTAGAATAATCGCTTCATAGACTTTAGGGTCAACATACTCTACCGTCCGAGCATCAATCTGTTTAGTCCTCCAGAAGTTCCTCTTTCCGTGGAAACACTCAAAGAACGGCCCATCATTACGTCTAGGATTGGAAAAGGCTAACCAGTATCTATGGACAATCGGGTCAGTGAAGTACCCCTGAGCAACGTCCCAAATAGGCTGCGGAATACCAGAGGCTTCGTCAAAGATAACCATCATCCCGTCCTGAGAGTGAAGCCCCGCATAACCATCAGGATTCTCCTCACTCCATAGCTTTCCCTCCGCGTAGTAATACTTCAAACCCTTCTTTAGCTGGCCTTCAATCAAATGACCATACCAGTCCGAAGGAATTAACTTCGTGGCTGAAATATCAAACCAGTGCTTGTTAATCAACATCGAGTGCCACTTGGCTAATTCACCCCATGTCACACTCCTTAACTGACTCTCGGAGTTAGCACTCACTATCACTGTAGAGCCTATCTGTGTTGATAACTGCCATAACGCCAACCATGAAATCAGTGCCGACTTGCCAATCCCGCGCCCTGAAGCCCTGGCCATCTTGAATGTGGATAAGTCTAGCTTGTTCAACTTGTTCTTCTTCTGCTCAAAAACGTGATCCCGAATCTCCCTCATCACTTCTATCTGCCACTGCTTAGGCCCAGCAAACTCCGCTAAAGGCGTATTCTCCTTCCCCCAAGGGAAAGCAAACCTCACAAACTGCTCAGGATCGTCAGCAATCAATGGATTCCAAATATGAGCCATCAACTGCTGCTCTTCCTCATCCCGATACATCTTCCGGTTACCCGCCATGACAATCCTTTACAATAAATAGAAGTAAGCGCATACTATTCTACATCGGGCCATAACCCAGCCCCGCTTAAGCAGGCCACCAACTGAAGCGATAAACACTCTCTGCAAAATTAGCCGGTATCCAATCCAGTCAGGCATCTGTCCCACAAGACAGCGAGAAGTGATAAAGACGATGTGGCAATTGAGGGCAAGTAAAATATTTCCCTCAGTTTCAATCTGTGACAACACTCACGGGTTAGATAAGGTTTTGCCTTCATCCCTGTACATACTCTATACACGTTCAGCAAACATGTATAATTTCAGCAGATTCTTATACATGTCAGATATTTAATAAAATAAAAAAAAAAGCGGCTTGGCAAATATATAAAAATAAAAAAAAAGCGGCTTAGGGCCGCCTAGATAAATCACCGCGCACCG